GGGGATTCGAAAGATAGGTAGACGCCTGGCACCCGGCTAACCGCGAACACAGCGGCAAGCGCCACGGTTCTGCGTCGTCCTGCCAGCCAAATAAGCGCTGGCCAGACTAGGTAGAACTGTTCCTCGACGCCAAGCGACCATGTGTGAAGGAACAGATTCGTTTCCGACGATGTGTCGAAGTACCCCTGTCCGGCAAAGGTGAAATACAGGTTCGACACCCAAGCAAGTGCGGTTCCCGCAGAGGCTAACTGGGTGCGTAGATCAGCCGGAGAGACAGTGACTGCTGCCACCAAGCATGTGGTGACCACGACAGTGATTAGGGCAGGCGCCAAGCGACGAAGCCTGCGCGCATAGAAGGCCATGAAGTCGATGCGACCCGTGGTGCCAAGCTCCTGATTCAGCAGGCTAGAAATCAGGTAGCCGGATAGAACGAAGAACACATCTACACCGATGAAGCCGCCGGCCAGGCCCGGGACATGGGCGTGCGCAGCCACGACGAGCAGGATGGCCACTGCTCGCAACCCCTCAATGTCTGGCCGGTACTGCAATCCCCTGTGCATTCCCTTGTCCCGCGGCTGAATTCAAGTCAGGCGGCAATCGGCTCCATCAACTGCGGCCCCTGGTTACGCACGTTCCCCACAGCCTTGCCCACCTCATGGTAGGCCATCGGCTGCTCGCCAATCGTACTGGCAATCCCCATCGCGTCATCGACTGAGCCATTGAGCCAGTCTCCCCAGAGATCCGGCGGAAGGATGAGTGGCATCCGGTCATGGAGCGGGGCGATGTTCTCGTCCGCGTCCTTGGTCACGATGCTGTAGGTCAGCAGGTCTCCCCACTTCTCCCAGATGCCGCCGAACATGGTGACGTGGCTGTCGGTGCGATGGATGAAGTGCGGCCGCTTCTCGCCAGCGATGACAGGCCATTCGTAGTAGCCCGTGCTGATGACCAGGCAGCGCCTTCCGGCCTTCCATGCGCCTCGGAATGCCGGCTTCTCGGCCACGGTCTCCAGGCGCGCATTGATGGTGCTGTAGGCCATCTTGGCGTCTTTGGCCCATGCCGGCAGCAGACCCCATTTCATCTGGCCCGCCTTCGCGCCGCCCTCGCCATCCTTCCCCAGCGTCCAACCCAACTGAGTCGGCGCCAGGTTGTACGCCGGCTCCGGGTCAGCCTCCGTCACGGCTGCTGGGAACAGCGCGGTAATCTCGCGCCACGTAGCGTTGTTGGTGTATCGGCCGCACATGGTCAGTGAGCCGGGGCCCAGTCAGCGGGAATAGCGCCTGCGGAGGCCAGCCGGTGCATCGCCTCCTCGTAAATCTGGGCGCAATCCGTCTCGCAGCAGCCCTCCAGCAGTGGCGCCATGGCCGCCTCGATGCGCTCGTGCAGGGCATCGCCCTCCAGCCCAGCCTGCTTGATGGCGGGAATCTCGGCCAGGAAGGCCTGCCACGCCTTGGGGTCATAAATGGTCATGGCGCGGACTATACCGCCATCGGTCTCAGACATTGCGACGGCCTGTTAAGGCTTTCACCTAGCGAGGCGGCTACGCGCGGGAGTAGGCTCCCAGCCATGAACGACGCCCCCGACGACTTGTCCCGTGATGCCCTGGAAGCACTGCTGGTGCAGTTCTGGAACTGGACGGCAACCTTCGACCCCGCCGGAGTGACTTTCGGGCAGTTCGAGGATGCGTTCGAAGCGCGCAGGGCGGAAATCCTGAAGCGGACCCCGTCAGGGCTAGAGGACTGGGTGCGCGGCCACCTCCGGCTTACCTGGGAGATGGCCGACGACCGCCTGCTGTTTAACTCGTCGGACATGGCCGACCGGCTGATTCGGGACCCCGGCGACGAGCTGTAGCCCCATGCTCCCCGAAGGCTTCCGATTCGAGACCCGTGACGACGACATTGTGCTGTGCGTGGGCAACAGCAAAGTGGCGCACGCCTGCCCGGCCAACCACGACCCCAATCCCCCTTGGCGCCTGTGCTTGAACCCTGACCGGCTGGCGATGCGGTACCACTTCACCCGCAGCCGAGAGGGGGCTGAGCGCTACATGGCGGCCTGGGCGAGGAAGTGGCAGGACCGGCTCAGGGAGCAGAACCCCGTCAACCCGATGTCGTGCTACGCCGGCCTCAACGTGGGGAACGCGCAGGAGGCGAAGTACCCGAGGCGGCGGAAGCGGAGGGGGTAGGGGTGTCGAGGGAAGGCTCGACACCTTGACCGCAGCGAACTTGCACGGCGCCCATTCGGTCGCTATCATGCCGGGCTCCCGTGGAGGGCAATTCGGAGCGGCTTTGTAAGATAAAGGCCAAATCCTGCCCCCGCTACCACAGTTATCTGCGCATCAGACGAATGGGCGATCTCGGCAACGGGGTCGCCTTTTTCGTTGCGGACGATGATGTTGTCCCCCAAGAGGTCCTGGATTGCCGCGCGTGCGGCAGGTATGTCCTTCCCGCGATCCGCCAGGGCATCAACCAAGCGCTCCCATCGCTCGCGCAGGCGCGGCATGACCTTGGCCGGCTGATAGGCCTTGGCGGCAGCGAGCGCGCCCTCGGCGTCGCTGACGTCGCTCTCCGCCTTGTGCATCTCAGCCTTGGTCGTCGGGGTGATGATGCCAGCACGGATGGCAGCCATGACGTTTTCACGGACACGCAGCGCATCCTGAAGACGGCGGCCAAGGGCACCCGTATCTGGCTCATGCTGCTTCAGCGCCGCCTGGACTGCTCGCTTAGCCTGTCGAAATGACGCCTCAGAAAGCAGCTCTGCTCGGATACCGGCCAGGAGGTTTCGTTCGGCCTCCTTCCTGCGAACCCGCATTCGATTCGAACAGGCCGCATCTCCGCGGTCCTTGTGGACACTGCACCCATAGCGGTACAGGTCAATTACGACCATCGGGCCGCCGCACTCACCGCAACGAAGCAAGCCGGACAACAGGTGCTTCGGTCGACGTCCCTTAGGAGCGTGGTTCTGGCGCGACCCCCCCATGCGCCTCTGAGCGCGCTGCCAGGTGTCGAGGTCGATGATGGCCAGATCTGGGTGGTCCGTGGTCACCCACTCGGACTCGGGACGTTCCTGGCGGATTCGCCTGCCGGTGTCCGGGTGCTTAACCCAGCGGCTGCGGTTCCAGATCTGCCTACCAATGTAGATCGGGTTCGACAGGATCCCGATGCCTCGCTTCTTGTCCCCGTAGATGGCGGACATGGCCCATGTGCCGCCCCGCGACGAGGGGACCCGGTCCTGATTGAGGCCGGCGGCGATCTCCCGCGGACTCGCGCCATGCACGTACTCGGCAAAGATGCGGCGGACCACCGCGGCCTGCGCCACGTCGATCGCGCGCTGTCCTGTGCCGTTCACTCGGTAGCCGAATGGCAAACCACCGGCGCTGGCCCCGCTCAGTGCGCGGCCCGTCAGACCCCGGTGGGTCTTCTCCCGGAGGTCATCGAGATACAGTTCCCCCATCAGGCCTCGAAGGCCGACGCCCAACTTGTGTCCCTTGTCTGCCGTGTCGATGCTGTCGCTCACCGCCACCACGCGGACACCCGCAAACTTCAGCCTGCGCACCTGTTGCTGCACTTCGACGTTGTCGCGGGATAGTCGTGAGAGATCATCGATCAGGATGACGTCAAAGCGTGTCGCCTCCTGCATCAAGCGTTGATATCCCGGTCGGTCTGAGCGCGCGCCAGACATCGCGGAATCCGTGAACTCAACCGGCGTCGGCCAACCCATGCGGGTGGCGTAGGCGCGGCAGTTGCGCAGTTGGTCCTCCAGGCTGGCGGCGGACTGCTGGTCGGAACTGTATCGGGCGTAGGCGGCTACTTTCACGGGGCGGAATCTAAGCGGCTTGGTCCATATCTCGCAACGTGGCGTGATCTGGTCGGCTGTCGTTGGAAGCCTCGTGGTTGCTTGCCTGCTCCCGCAGATAATCGTCCACCAGCGCGAATGCTAGAGCGTGGATAAGGCGTGCTATTTGGTGCTTCTCTGTTTCCATCACTCATCCACCCCAAGCGCCTTCCGCGCCTTGGCGTACTTCTTCCTGAGCCGGTCGGCCACGTCCGGCGGGAGTAGGGCGAGCCTGGACTCATCGGCATTGTCCGCGATGTCCGCCAGCTTCACGCGGAGGGCGATTGGGTGGCGACGGATATTCTCGTAATACTGTCCGTCGTCCCTTAGAACCTCCCTGCTAAGGTGCAGGGCGTTGATCGCAATAGTTCTTGGCTGAAACTCCATGGCCTCCATCCATTCAGGCGTGTGGCGGCAATCCTCCAGCACGTCATGCAGCCACGCGACAGCCTCAGCCTCCGGGTCATCTGACACCGCAGCCGCCACGCGCGCCACATGCTCGATGTAGGGCTGACCAGCCTTGTCCACCTGCCCGGCATGGGCGCGATGAGCCAGTTCCTTTGCCTTCTGCACGATGTCCATTAGTCCTCCCTCACCAGCCGGACGCGCTGGCCTTGAATCGGCAACCACTGACCAGACTCAGCCCTGACGCTCAGGCAGCACCCAAAGTTGTATT